TACAACTACGGCTATTGTTCTTGCTAATGCAATTACTAAGCACGGGAACTCCTTCCTGGAAGCCAATCCAAAATATAACCCACAACGAATGGTGAACGAGCTTAATTCGCTCTATACTGATATCGTTGTTCCATTCTTGAAAAATAATGCTAAGCCAGTTAAAGAACGCCATGAACTTATCGATGTAGCTACTATCTCTGCAAACGGAGATGCCATTATCGCTAAGGCAGCAGTAGACGCTGTTATCGCTGCAGGTGAAGATGGTCAGGTTCTTATCGAGGAAGCTGATACTGCAGACATCCGCGTTGAGACTATTGACGGTTGCGTGGTTACTACTGGTCTTAAAGACCTAGGTGCTCTTGGTCTAGCATTCATCAACGATCGTGGTGGTCAGCAAGCTAAGATGGACAACGGTCTTATCTTCTTATATGATGGTACCATGAACGACCTTAAGGTTCCTGCTGCTATTCAGCAAGCAATTGAAGGTACTGATTACTACGGTAAGCCTATCATTGTGTTCGCTCACGGTTTCTCAGATACCGTTATGGACAAGCTCGCGAAAACTACTAAGGGCGGTTACTCGGTTATTCCGGTTAAGACACCGCTTGGTGGCATTGCTAACTCTCGTTCCATGTTCTTGCCGGATATGGCAGCTTCTTCTGGTGGCGCAGTTCATGATCCAGGTACTCTGGATGCATGGATCACTGATGAAGAGCGAGAAGATGGTGAAGGCTTTGGCACGTTTGTAACGGCTAAGATTACTCTATATGAAACCTTTATTACATCTGAAGTTGATTCGGATCGTTTGGAAGCTCGTATTAATGAGCTGAAAGCAATCATGCAAGTCGCTCCTAACGATCGTGAGAAGATGTTCGTCAAAGCTGCTATCAGCAAGCTCACTGGCGGAGTTTCGACTATTTGGGTCGGTGGTGGATCTGAACTAGAAGCACGTGAAAAGAAGGCCCGCGTTGAAGATGCCGTTGAAGCAGTACGTTCCGCTATCGCCGAAGGAATCATTCCTGGCGGTTGTGGGGTCCACCTAGTTTTATCTGACATGATTGCGAAGTATCCAGACGCACCTAAGTCCTGGTCAATCATGGTTAATGCACTTAGAGCGCCTTTCGAGATGCTCTTATCTAACTGTGGTGAAGACTTCGCTGATATCTGGAACGTGTTAGAACCGCATGTAACGAACCAGTCAGCTCCTCCTTTATATATCTTTGATGCTAATGCTCATAAACTAGTCAATGCTTATGAAGCAGGCATCATTGAACCTGCAAAAGTATGTCGTGTTAGCCTCGGAAACGCTCTCTCGGTAGCATCTCTATTGATTACCTTGGGCGGTATCGTTGTAACACCGCGCGATTTCGGCCTTGAGAGTCAATTAGCTCTAAGCAGAGATGCATTTAAGTCTATGATGGATCCTAACAGCGGGTTTATGGGGCAAGAATGAGCCGTAAAGATGAGATAGCAGCGGACCTGATGGATATTCTTAGGAAGGTCTATGGGATTAACCCGCTAGCTCAGCCATCTGATAAACAGACTGAAGTAATTCAGAAGATGGTTGATTATTTAGAAGAAAACATCTCTCTTCGAAGAAAGAAGAAAGGTGCTGAGGAGAAAGAATGTTTGACAAGTTAAAAGAGTTCGTAAAGAACAATCAATGGGCTCAGTTCCTGTTGGTCTTGTTGGCAGGCATCGCCATCGGTGCAATCTTCTATCCAACGAAGCATATAGAAGAAAGGGAGCGCCAAAAACATGAACTTGAAACGAAGACCCTTAATGAAACGCATGCTAAGGAGCTATCTCAGGTTCGTGATACTCTTGATAAGACTACCCAGGAATTTAAGTCGCAGCTTTCAGAGTCTGAAAAAAGAATCACAAAGCTTACAACCGAAAATACAACACTTAAGTCTTCAAACAAGACAGCTTACTACAAGATTGTCAGACCTGATGGGACAATCGAGATCAAGAAGTTCACGGAATCGCAGGTCGATGAGTCAAGACAGGTCATCACCTCAATCCAGGAAGAGTTCAAGCAAAAAGTTGCCTCTATCGAAACTAAGTGGGAAAAAGTCCACCAAGAGCGAGTTGCAGCTATCCAAAAAGAATTCACTTCCAAAGAAGAGAGCTACAAACATCAAATCGACGAACTTGAAAAATCTAAAGTCGTCGACATTAACAAGAAAAGCTTTGGAGCAGAAGTTGGCGTCCTTACGAACCTCAACTACTACGGCCACGTTACCTACGACATCTTCGGGCCCATCTTCATCGGACTCCACGCCCAGTTCGGTCTAACACCTTCCGCACCCGGCGCAGCTGGTGGTGCTGGTCTAGGTCTCCGCTTTTAAGTATAACCTCTCAAGGATGAGAGGTCTATATGCCTAAGTACAAATTCAAGTGTCCTGCCTGTAGCTCTGAACGCGAGAAATATACCTCCGTCTCAACTGAAGAAATCCCTTGCCATAACTGTGAAGATCAACCTATGTTTCGCCAATTACCTACTAATGGTAGTCAGGCTGTTACAGAGGTGCTTGATGACTTCACTGGCGTAAAACGTTCTCAAGATCATGATGTAGAAGTTAAGGCTCGTAGAGAACAGCATTACTGGGAAGTAGAAGTACCTCGTTTCATTGAAACCTATTCGACCCAAACATGCCTCGAAGAGGGATGGTTGGTATATAACGAAAAGGGAGAACTGGTCATTAACAAACCACCAAGCAAAAGATGAAACCTTTATTTCCAGAGCATCTTTATGATAATTGGAAAGCTGTCTACGCCTTACCTCCTGGTCCACAGCGTGACGAAAACATGCGCAATGTTAAGATGTTGACTCGCGGTAACCTTCACTGGTTGATTCGCCGACTCATTGGCGGTATTCCTAGTGATGGCGAAGATTGGTGTAATAAGAAGATTGCTGCAGGTGAGATGTGTCCACCTTTAGAATTCACCCGAAAGAGACGATATGAAGATCTTAAACGTAAAAATAAACAACATTCTTAGCATTGAGAATGCAGAAGTAACGTTTGACGATACTGGTCTCATGCTTGTGAAAGGTTGGGATCATGATAACGGAAGAGCGAATGGAGCAGGAAAGACAGCATTGTTTAATGCGATTAGCTTCGCTTTGTTTGATAAACTGCCTAGAAAAGTTACTGCATCGGAAATTTTACGTAGGGGATCTAAAACAGGAAGCGTTGAAGTTACACTCGAAGTTGGAGTGGATCAATACGTGGTACGACGATCCCGTCCTAAGGGCGTCGCTTTCTCCAAGCAAGGAGCAACTCTCGCGATTGGGCAGGAAGAATGGGAATCTCTATTAAAGTTGAACTACACTCAGTTCATGATGATTGCTTATTGTGCCCAAGGTACCTCAACTCGATTCCTGTCTGTAAATGATGCTGACAAGAAGAAGTTCTTGCTGCAGCTCCTAGATTTAGATGGTTTTGCTTCAGCTAAAAAACATGCTGACGAAAAGATCAAAGCTTTTACAATAGAAGCAGATGGTTATAGAAATAAGATCTCTGCTATTGACTCCAAGGTTGATGCCTATCAAGAATCCCTTGTTGACGAAAATGTCATAAATCACCATGTGGCTTTGGTCAACCAGTTCATCGCAACTGCGTCCTTGGACCTCTTAGAAGCCCAAAAAGTGGTCAAACCAGATCTTTCTAAGTATCAGAAGCTCGAAGACGATATTTCCTTGAAGAAACAGGAGATGGTGAAGGCTAAGGCCAATAGGGAGATGCTCCATGAACAGTTTCGTAGACTCAATGCCAAACAAACCGCGTTTGCTGGCTCAGACAGTTGCAAAGCCTGCGGAAGTGCGCTTGATGTTACTTCTGCTAAAGCTGCTCACGCCAAAGAGGTGGCTGAACGAGACGTTGAACTACGTGAGCTCAAATCCAGAATTGATACTTGCGACAATGCCCTCTCACGCGAGAAACAACTTAATGAGCTTCATGCAAAGGTCAAAGACAAGAAGAGAGAAGAATCTCAAGAGTTCGAGACTGCCAACTTGGATGCTATAGAATTACGCAATCAGATTAAAACGAAGCAGCAAGAGCTGGCAAACTTGAATTTAAAACTCAAAAATAACTTGGAATTAGATAGTAAGATTAATATCTTAACCGAGTCGCGTGCTAAGTTGCAGGGTCTAGTTAGCGGTACCCAAAGCCAAATAGAGCTTTATAAAACGGTTTCTGCCATGTATTCGCCTACCGGAGCCCAGGCTTATATCCTTGATTCTGTTGTGGAATCATTCAATGACAGCGTTAAGGAATATGTAAAACTTTTATGGTCAACTGGAACGTACGAGTTACTCTCTTACAAGGAAAATGATTCAGGTGACGTGAGTGCTAAGTTCTCAGAGATCCTCAATATTGATGGTCGTGAGGTGTCGATTGGTTCCCTATCTGGTGGAGAGTATCGTGCTTTGTCTCTATGTGTAGACTTTGCGTTGGTAGATGTCATGGAACGCCAGTTCGGCATATACGTGTCCCCGATCATCCTAGACGAACCCTTTGATGGTTTGGATAGCGAGGGACGTGAACTTCTAATCGATCTCCTGAGGACAATCTCGGACACTAGACATATCATTGTTATTGACCATGCTTCAGAAGTTAAGTCCATGTTTTCTAAGACCTTACTCGTTGAGAAAAGAGGCGGCATCTCTTCTATCAGCCTAGAAACCTGATATTATAGGTCCATGGACGAACTTTATAAGAAGATTGAAGCTTTAAGGGATATGGCTAAGTCACTCTTAGCTAAACCTGGCCAATCTAGTTTGGTTCCAGCTCTCAAGATTCCCGCCCCAAAACCTCTATCCATGCCTTCAACCACCGGTGGAGCTCCAACAAAGCTTCCAGGTGCAGTGATCACTTCAAACAAAGATCCTAAGGCTATGGCTGCCCAACTCAAGAATCCTCGCCCTACTAAACCTAAGGTTGAGATGATGAAGACTGCGGTTAACGGACAGTGGTCTATCGTGAAAGACGATTCAGGTACAATGATGCCTGATGGCGACTGCTAAGAAAAAAAGACCCCCATACAATCAGAATGCTACCATCAGAGGTGCGCTTCGCCGTGCCTTCGCACGTAGCCCTGTCGTTCAAGAGATCATGAATGAATCGCGGCGCGAAGAACCTCGCTATAAAAAAGATGGCTCTTTAGCTAAAAAACCTTGGGTTAAACGTCAGTGCCAAGTATGTTCTAATTGGGTTGGATCAACCAAGATAGCCGTCGACCACATTAATCCTGTTGTTTCAGTTGACGATGGTTTTCAGGATTGGAACGAGTTTGTCGATCGCCTATGGTGTGATAAGAAGAATCTTCAACGCATTTGTAATGATTGCCATGATGTTAAAACTCAACATGAGCGCATCACTCGTCTCACTAAACAATACACTAAAGAATTGAATGATTTGGAAACTGCTATTCTCTTTATGAGGCAAGGCAAGAACACCTGGACTTCTAAAGAACTCAAGAAACAGTTGACAAAGTATACGGCCAAGAAGAAAACTAAAGGTTTAGAACCGATAGTACAAAGAGCCCAGAGATTGAAAGATTCATTAAAATAAGGAGTATCTATGTCGAAACTTGATTCTGTTAAGAAGGTTCTTAGTAAGTCGTTCGTGGACAACCATGAAGACGTTAATGCTGATGTTGCTGCTGACTTGGTCGTTAAGGCCAGCCAGAAGATCCGTGAGATCAAAGAAGAGCGCGCGGCTGATGAGAAGTTGGCCCAGGCCAAGCAGATCGTTAAGGACCTTAACTCTGCTTATACGAGTACCATTAAGTACGAACAGGCTAAGATCGACTTCTTGCTCGAGAAGATCGTAGAGATCGAATCTGGGGCGGTTAACCCCGACTCAGGCGCCAATGCCTGATAGAATCAGTATAACGCTTTAAGGAGATTTTATGAGCTTAAAAACAGATTATTTTGATGGTGCAACAGGCCTTCAAAGCAAGTTAAATGACGCCTTCGATGAAGGCACTGATTACGTTACTGCTGCTACTGCTACATTGAGCACTGCTCTTATTGATGCGGCGGCTCAAGGTAAAACTAAGTTCACTGTTTCCATTGCTGGAACAGGTGCACTTAATGCAGGCTACCTGCGCGCCAACAAGGGTGATAACCTATTGTTAAAGGCTTTCTTCGCTGGTATCCAAGATGGTCTTGCTGCTCAAGACATCTACAACTATGAATGTACTCTTTCTCTCAACATTTCTGACAGTGTTGATACTAAGGTAGATTTCAACTTCAATTTCCAAACGACCTAATTCCTCCTTAAATAGAGTGAAGCCATAATCGGGCCCATGGGAAACCATGGGCCTTTTTATTTTGTATAAAGAGGGCATGACACGTTTTAGAGAGCCAGCCCAATTACATAATCATTCTAAATATTCACTTCTGGACGCAGTCCCTTCCCCTGAGGAATGGGTTGGTTGGTGTTTGGAATCTGGTACTCCAGCTCTAGCTGTTACCGATCACGGTACAGCAATCTCGATGTATGATGCCTTGAAGGCGAAAGAGTTCATTAAGAACTACAACAAGGAACATGGCACTAACCATCCGCTAGATGCCTGTCACCTCATTCCAGCAGTTGAGCTGTACGTTAAGCTCAATGCAGAAGACAAATCTCACTTCCACATCACAGCTTGGGCAGCATCTACTGAGGGATACCACAACCTCATGAAGTTGTCATCCTTGGCATATAACGATATCGTTTCTTTCTATGGTTCGGTTAAGGCTCGTGTAACCTTTGACCAGATCAAAGAATGGAAGACTGGTATTAAGTTCGGTACAGGTTGTATCGCTGGTCCTATCGGCAAAGCATTTTGGGATGGCAATAAGGCTCTAGCAGAAGAGCGCTTCTTAATGTACAAGGAGACTTTTGGAGATGATCTTTATATCGAATTTCATTGCAATGACGTCACTCATAATTTCAATAAGAACACTGGTGGCTTTGAACCTATTCCAGGAGACGAGTGCAGCTGCGACGGAAACAAGCAAAAGGGATACAACTTATTCCTGATGGAGATGGTGAATAAGTATGGTGGTAAGCCAATTCCGGTTACTGATGCCCACTTCATTGCCCCAGAAGATAAGATCATCCAAGATTGCTTGCTCAAGAACGGCAACTCTAATGGTTGGTACTTTTACGAGTCTTACCACCAGCTCAGGGCAGACGCAATGTTCGATAAGCTACGTGTCCACCTCGGGGATTGGCTTACCGAAGACAAGTTCAGAACTTGGGTTGACAACACATATGAAGTTAGCGAAGCTGCAAAAGGCATCACTGTTAAATTTGATTACCACTTGCCCCGAATTGACATCCCAGCAGATATCTCAGCTAAGACTGATGATTATAATTTACAAACTTACTACTTCATGATGAAGCTAATTAAAGAGCACGGTCGTTGGAAAGATGACCCCGTCTATAAAGCCCGCTTTAAGCAAGAAGTAGACGTCATCATGAAGAACGATACTCTTAACTTCATCCCATACTTCCTAGTGTATGAGGACATCGGTAGGTTCGCTCGTTCCCAAGGAATCTTGCAGGGTATTGCTCGTGGTTCCGCTGGTGGATCACTTCTGAGCTACTATCTAAAAATCATTCATGTGGATCCTATCAAGGCTAACCTGCCTTTCGAACGATTCTTGTCTCACGCTCGTATTAGAGCTGGATCATTCCCAGATATCGATGCCGACATCGGTGATCGTGCGCGTTCTCTTATCATGAACTATCTTCGTGAGAAGTACGGTCTAGGTTTTGCCCAGATTGCTACGTTCCAGAAGATGAAGACCAAGAACGCCCTAAAAGATGCAATGTTTGCTCTCCATGGCCGTAACCGGAACGACGCTGAAATTAAAGCGCTCTGTGATTCTATCGAAGATTCTCAGCAGGGCGTTGACGAGCATGATTTCTTGTATGGTTACACGGACAACGAGGGTAACTATAACCCCGGCCAAGTAGAGGTGAATCAACAGCTTGCTAACTTCTTCGCCACATATCCTGATGTAGAAAGGATGGTTAAGAAGCTCATCGGCACCATTAGAGGCTGGTCTAGACATGCTTCTGCATTCGTTATCTCAACCCTAGACCTATCTGCGTCACGCGTTCCAACGATGGTGATGAAGGATAAGGAACTTGGGGACATCACTTGCACTCAATATGATGCATCTATGGTCGAGAAATGCGGCCTTGTTAAGGCGGACATTCTTGGGATCAAGACCCTTACAGCTGTGTCAGATTGTGTAACCTTGGTTAAGAAGGCTGGCGGTATTGACTATCTTGAAGAAGAAGATGGTAACCCATATGTCTATCGCTTACCGGAGGACAACGGGGTTTATGCTGACTTCTATAACAAGGACACAGATTCAAGCTTCCAGTTCAATACTGAGTTGATTAAGGGCTACATTCAAGAGTTCTGTCCACTTAAGCGGGCTGATCTTTCAGCTATGACAGCCCTTTGTCGTCCAGGTGCACTTGATGCTCCGCTTTACGATACGACAGCAGCACAATATTACATGGATGCCCGTAATGGCAAGATGGAAGTTGAGTATCTTCACTCAGATCTAGAATCAATTTTGAAAGACTCGAACGGCGTCTTCGTATATCAAGAAGAAGTCATGAAGTTCCTTGTGGAGATTGTTGGATACACATGGGAAGAGTCAGACTTGATTCGTGGTGCTATCGCTAAGAAGAAACACGATGTCATCATGAACACGTTCGGTAAGATTCGTGAGAGCTGTAGAGCTCGTGGTTGGACTGAAGAGGCGATTGAGACCATCTGCCAACAGATTCAAGCCTTCTCTCGTTACTCGTTCAACAAGTCTCACTCCTATGCATACGGAGAGTTGGGATATATCACCATGTACTTGAAGCATCACCATCCATTAGAATGGTGGGCATCTATATTGAACCTGGCTATTGATGACGAAGAGAAGATGCGTAAATCTATTGCTAAACTTGGCGAGATTGTGCATCCACCATCTTTGAAGTATCCTTCTGCACTGTTCGAGGTACGTGAAATCGATGGGGTTCAGAAGATTGTCACTCCCATCTCTGCTATTAAGGGTGTGGGACCAGCGGTCGTTAAGGAACTTTGTAGCAAGGGACCTTTCCCTTCTATCGAAGACTTCGTGAAACGTATTGACCATGCACGCGTCAACTCAGGCGGTATCTCTTACCTTATCAAGGGTAGAGCGGCTGACGACATGATGGATACCTCTATCGCAGATTATTCTGAGCGTAGAAAGGCATTCGTTGAGCAGTATCAGAAGCTTCGTGGTAAGACCATCAAGCTTCAAGAAGATGTATTCAAATATGATCCGCTAAATATCTTCCTCATGGAGAAAGAGTTTAACCGAGCTTTCAACAAGCATTTGCTCTCCGATAAGTCTGTTTTGGATATCATCAAAGGCCGTTGGCCAGCTATCTCTGAGACAGGTCGTAAGAACCTACCTCTCAAGATGGGTGACGTTCCTGTGATCGCTACGGTTAAGGATGCCGAGGCATTGCTTAAGGGCGGATACTCTCGTGAGGTTGGAATGATCTTGCTATATGAGAGTTCTGAGTTTGCTCGAGGCATCTCTAAGAAGTCTGGTCGTGAGTGGAAGAAGGTTTCGGTCTTCTTATCTGACGGCTTTGCAACTCTTGAGTGTGTTGAGTGGGATCGTAAGGCAGCATTAGGTTGGTCTAAGAACTCTATTGTCTACGTTCGTGGGACCTTAAAGCAAGGCTGGAAAACTCCAGTAAGCTTACAAATCGAAGAGATCGAGCGCATTGAGTAAGATAGAACAAGGAGAAATACATGGCCAAATTCGTTATTGTTAAAGAAGCACCAAAAACCCTGGAGAAGGGCGAGTATGTTATTACTGCACCTTCATTCTTGGAAGAGATCCAAGCTAACGTTAGGAAGGAACCTAAGCGTAAGCAAACCGCGATCAACCATCTTCGTGAGGTGTTGAACTCTATTGCACAGAAGTATGACCCAGAAATGAACGTTATGAAGTTTCGCTTGGTCAACTATGAAGGTGTTGCGTATGCAGATAATGCTGACCTAAACACTATCATCCTTAGGATCTTATCTACTGAGCGTCCAGAGACCCTTGAAAAATATCTGGATCAAAAGGTTAAGACTCGTCCTATGAACACTAAGCTAGTCTATTACACTGGCAGCTTCAACAGCACTGGTCCTTTCTATAAGAACGGTCTTGACCTCATTGAGGAAAAAGATGTTGAATCTTATATGACGGGTAAACCTAAAAAGGTTGTAGGTAAACCAGCTGTCACTAAAGAAGAAGCGGTAGCTCGCAATGAAGAACCCACTGAATGAGTTGTTGGCAAGTTTAAGTATGAATGAACTCTGTAGCGAATGTGAAAGTTGGACGGAAGATGAATGCGATGAGTGCGGTGAAGCAATCTGTGAAGATTGTCATGAACAACACTCAAATGATCACTACTCTGACCAACAAGACGAAGACGAATAAAAGTCAATATTATTGAACAAGTATAAGAACGTGGTATAATAGAATTACGCCAATTGTGGCCTAATTGAAAAACGATAACCTCTGGAGAAAACACTATGTCTACTAACACTAAAATCAAGCTCAATATGGACTCTCTCAAGTCCCGCCGTGAATGGAAAAGGCACAAGGTCAAAGACGGACACAACGTCTTCCGCATCTTGCCCCCATTCGGTGAAGCTTCTAACGGATACCCTTATCGCAAATGGCAGATTATCTGGGGACTTACTGACCCAGAATCTGGTCGTGCTCGTCCATTCGCTTCGTCAATGACTAGCGAAAAGCGTTGCCCTGTCACTGAGTATGTCAACGAGCTTAAGAAGCGCGCTGATACCCTTGAAGCTCAGTTGAAGGCTTCTGGTTCTGATAAGGATGCTGTTACTGCTCGCATGAAAGATCTTCGCGAGCTCATCAATAATCTTTCCCCAAAAACTGTGTACATCTACAACGCGGCTGATAAAGCTGGCGAAGTTGGTTTGCTTGAACTTAAGAGCACCGCTCATAAGGCCATGAAAACTCAGATGAACCAGTACATTCAAGATTACAACCAAGATCCTACGTCGCTTAACAGCGCCGATGATGATTCTGGTGTGTGGTTCGATATCACTCGTCAAGGCCTCGGCCGCGATACTGAGTATGACGTCTTGAAGTGCCAGACCCGCGTTAAGAACGGTGCTGCACTCTCGTTCGTCGATGATCGCTCTCCTCTTCCTGATTCCATCATTCAGAACTATGATAACCTTGCATACGACCTTACCTCGGTTTACCAGGTCAAGTCGTTTGATGAGCTGAACGAGATTCTCCAGGCCAACATGGCTGGAATTATCGACATGGTTCCAGATGCTGACCTCAGTGTTGATGCAGATCTTGCTGGTCATTCTGCTGCTAAGAAAGCAGCTGCAACTCCAGCCGCTCCAGCAGCTACCAAGCCAGCCGGAACGAAAACTGTCGCTCTTAAGTTGAACGATGGAGATGATGACGATGTCGATACTGCCACAACTGCAAAAGCAGTTAGCCAGGCGCAACCTGCTGCGGCTGCTAAGAAAGCTCCTTCAACGGTAGCTGCTGGTGATGATTTCATGGCAGAAGCGGACGCAATCCTGAACGGATAAAACTATGAGTGAATTAACCCAACGGGTTGACATCACTCAGCTTGCCGAATATGTAAACAAGATAGAGGAGCTGTCATCTGTAAACAAGATGATGGCTCCTGTCTATCTTCGTGATTACATCATGGGGCAAGATGTGGCTGCCAACCTACTAGCAAAAGCAATGCAAGCAGATTCTCGTGCGAAAGCTAAGGTTGAACAAGCCGAAGCCATAGCGTATCTTGAGAGAGCTCGCGACTATCTCGAATCAAAACAAATCAAAGATACTAGTGAGGCTAGAAAGCAGTACGTCAATATTGACGCTGATGTTCTTGTAGCTAAGGATAACAGGGCTCGAACGGAGGCCTTGGTATCATTACTGAAGAGCAAGCTTTCGCAATTGCGTCAGGCACATGACGATCTTAAGAAGATTGCTTACGGCGATCAAAACATGACTCCGTATGAAGGAATGTAATTATGAGTAAATGGCTATCTAAATTAACGGCAGATTTCGGTGTGGTCGCAGCAGAGCTTAATACAGCTATGCTTCCCCCTGTACCGTCTCGCTCACCTTCCCTTAATTGGGCAACGTCTATCGGCGGTTTTCAACCTGGTAAGATCTCTGTTCTTTACGGACCAGAATCTTCAGGTAAGTCGCTCCTAGCAATGATGGCTGTAGCCGATGCTCAGAAGGCAGATCTAGAAGCTATCTTCATCTGGTTTGATGCTGAGTTCTCGTTTAACCTAGCGCTGTTCATCAAGATCGGTGGAGATCCAAAGCGGCTTATTGTTCGCAAGAGCAATGATCCTTTGTTGATCTTCGACTATATTGGTGGTGAGATGAAAGAGCGTCTGCAGGAAGGTGCACCTATCAGGGGCATCATTATTGATTCCATTAAAGCTATTCGTTATCCTAAAGAGACGAACATGAAGCAAACGACCGACCAGAAGATGGGCGGAACGGGTGCTAGTTATCTCCCTTCAACCTTGAAGCTTGTCGTTCCTGTCATCGCTGAGTTCAATCTATTGACTTTCTTTATTCAGCAGGTCACGATGGAGATTGATCCAATGAAGGCTCTGCGTAACCCATACGTCATCACGGAGGGTCGTGCTCTTAAGCATGCTGCCGACCTGATGTTGGAAATCGTGAAGCTCGATACCAAGAACGGCGTTGTTGAGTCTGGTGAAACTATCACTGGCGCAGCTCAACAAACTGGTCACAAGGTTCGCATTAAGGTTAAGAAGAATCGTCTTGGAGCTCCAGCTCGTATGGCGCAGTTTACGTACCATTACGATAAGGGCATCATCGACACCGCTTCGGAAATCTTTGAACTAGGTAAGTCTTTGGGCGTGATCTTTCACCCTAAGAACCCTGAGACTGGTAAAGAGAACGTTCAGATGTGGCAATTTGCTAACTATCCTGCAATCCGCGGTGAAGCTAATATGTTAGCATTTGTCCAAGAATCTAAGAAGGTTCAGGATGAGGTTCTGGCTGGTTGCTACGAATATAAGGACGCCGCTGTAGCCTTGGATGCTGCCGGCGTTGTTATTGAAGATGGAGCAGTTACTGTAGACCTAGGAGATTAATATGTTATTTCTTGTTGGAACACTATTACTTTGCTCTGTCAAGATAAGCGACCCTGGTAAGTATGGTAGCTTTGTTAAAAATGTGCCTACCAAGGTTTTATATGTTGATCAAAAGAAAGGCGATATTCTTGTAGAGTATGATTTCGCCAAAGCCCCTGGAATTGACGTAATTGATAAAACACCGGTAAGAGAACTTACAACTACTGCCGATCTCGAATCTAAGACTTACGGAAATTGTAGGGCACCAGACGGAGCACAGTAATGATTACAGCTATCGGCGATGTAATGAGACAATGTTACGACCGAGGCTGGATCACTACCAGGGATGGTAATGCTAGTCTTCGTCGCAAGGGAAGCAGCTGCATCTATATCACTCCATCTGGAGTGAGGAAGAACAAGATCGAAGTCGAGAGCATCATCAAGATGAAGATGTCTGAAGACGGTCTAATCATTCCAGAGGGTGTAGAGCCTTCTGGTGAACTAGACATGCACTGGATGCTTCTTAAGGAAGCAGAAGAGACCAGGGCAGTTCTACACGTTCATCCTACACACGTTATAGCTGCTATCTATGCCGGTTGGGATCTTGATAAGCTTGCAGCTCAGTTCCCTGAGATTCATAGGTATACCAGAGTCGGTCCAAACGTAGCTAATCTTCCTGCTGTCTCTAGAGAGCTTGCGGATGCAACGTATTGGAACATGTCTGGAGGTTCTAACGGATCCCCAGGGCAGCTCAAGTTTGATATCGTTGGTCAGGCAAACCACGGCGTTTGTTCTGTCGCTCGTGATCCCTGGAGTGCCTACGAACACGTAGAGCGTTTAGACCATATCTGCGAGATCGCTCTTAAGAGTGGAGTTAAGCCACGATGATTTATTTCACTTCGGACCTACACATCTTCCATGCTAATGTAATCAAGTATTGTGCTAGACCCTTCTCGTCTGTTGAAGAGATGAACGAGATGTTGGTCAAGAACTGGAATGAAGTTGTAGGTCCTGAGGATATCGTCTACTGTCTTGGAGACTTCAGCATGGCTTTCCGCCCAGTTGAGACGTTTACAGCAAGACTCAACGGTAAGAAATATCTCGTTCCAGGTAACCACGACTTCTGTCATTCATATCATAAGAAGTCTAGAAACCCTGAGAATAGAGCTAAGTGGATTAAGCAGTATGAAGATAACGGTTGGATCGTTCTCCCAGAACAAACCGAACTCAATATTCCTGGAGTAGCTAACGTCCAGATGTGCCATCATCCGTACCACTTTGTAACTGGTGATCACCATGACGATAAGTATGAGAAGTGGAGACCTAAAGATGACGGTAGATGGTTGCTATGCGGCCACGTACACGAGAAGTGGAAGGTTATCGGTAGAATGATCAACGTAGGCGTAGATCAATGGGACTTCAAGCCAGTCTCTATTACTGAGATCGAGAAAATTATATGTTCGACGGATATGGAGAAATAGAGCCAATGGATAGCAGTGGATGGTGCCCAGATCATGCTATCTGTATGGAATGGATTGAGCGTCGAGCTGTACAGTTAATTGAAAACTTCCAAGAAGCCGATACTGTCTATATGAGCCTTGATGTCTATAAGCAGTTTATGGACACGATGGCTGGCAATTTGAGAGGTTACCAAGCCCCTGTGGCAGGATTAAACGTTGTTCAAATTGTGACAAGTATTGGAACTCTAATAGTTAAACCAGTACCTCATTTTTCTAACTTCTGTCACGTTGGAACAACTATGACATACCAAGAGTTGGAATGGGCAAAAGTAAATCAAGATTTTGAAGACACAGTTATGAAGGACTTTGAGCGTGTCTAAAATCTTATTCATTGGTGATCCTCACCTTAAGATCAATCGTTTTGAACTAGCAACCCAGTTCTTAGCATGGCTTAATAAAACTATTGCCGAAGTGAAACCCGACGTTGTCGTGAATCTTGGTGATACGTTCGATACTCATGCCATCGTTCGTTCTGAGGTTCTATGCGAGTTTATGGATCACGTCGAGCATGTCTTAGCTTTAAATATTCCATACGTCTATCTCTTGGGCAACCATGATATGTATAAGCCCAACGATGCTAAATACCACATCTTGAAACCATTTAAGAACAAGATCAAGAACTTCTACGTGATCGACGAGATCCAGGAATTGTTTGGGATGACCTTTGTTCCGTACCAGCACAATCCAGACAATTTTCCACGAGAAACACTTCCTATCTGTGTGGCTCACCAAACAATGTTAGGAGCAGATTATGGCGCTATCAGGGCAAATGACGGTGTGCCTCCGCACAGCATTAGAGGATGCGAACTTCTTATCTCCGGACATATTCACACGAAACAACGCGTTTTACCAGTGGCCGGACAAGGACCTGAAGTTATATATGTCGGCTCTCCATTTAGTCAGTCTGCTTCAGATGTTGACCAAATCAAAGGAGTCACCCTCTTTGACAGCGCTACGTACGGGGAGACTTTTTATCAAGCTCCGCTTCCAGCGTGGCGCAGACTTCACGTCGTGGTATCTCAACGAGCGACTCTTGAAAACGTCCAGGAGATGGTAGATCAAGATATTAAGGGAAGCAAAGATCACTGGGTCCTAGAACTAGAAGGACCTAAAGCAGAGATTGTGGGCTATCTGGGATCGAAGCAATATAGGGATTCCGTCAAGGATGTTGACGTGAAAGTGAAAACGACGTTCACCGACAAAGAGAAAAAGAAAATCTCTATCGAAGCGAAGTCTATGGAGTCCATCATATCAGATTACGTAGTTAAAGTCTATAGCGGATCCCTAGACAAGACTAAGCTACTTGAAGTAGCGAAGTCTGTTTTAAACGATTCTAAACTGAGTGAGTAAGAGTTTTCACCTGGTATAATGGTTATCAGGTGGATGCCACCTAGGAGTAACGATGGAAAAGAAGGAACTAGAGCAGTTCTTAGACCAAGAAAGATGGTTGATTAACAACGGTCTATTGACCGATTCTGTTAAGAATCAACTATTCTTCTGTGGTTCCATTGTCCATTCCCAGGTACAAGCAGTCGAATTAGAAATCAATCCTGAGGGCAAACAGGTCGAGTATACGATCTATGTAAATAAAGACCTCATCAAGAAGATTGAGCTCTATAAGAAATTATCCACCGCCACGTCGCTATTCGGTATGTGGAGATTTAAGCGCTTCTTAAAGAAGAACGGCGCGTTAGATTTCCAAGGAATGCTGAATAAGTTCGTGTCGGACTATTGCGGACCAAAATGGACTGCTAGAGTTACCGTCACTGACTTCGATGTGTACGTAGATAACATCGGAGCAAAAAGTGAAACCGACGGACCAAGTCAGCCAGCTAATAAGCAGCCTGACTAATGATGAAGACCAGCGCCAAGAACTTTGGGCGTATTACCTAAGTGGTAATTCGGAGTCTACTCTTGCGTCCTACCTTGCTGAAATCAACAAAGATCATTCTCTAGAATCTGAAATACAGTCACGTCTGTGGCGTATCGTAAAAAACCCTCCATCAGAAAAATTTCATGAGTTACTAAGTCGCTTTAGTGAAGTAGAGCAATCTATAGTGACCCT